GGCAGCACAAGCAGCAAACAACGGCGTGTTCAAAGTGACGGCGAAAAATTCAACCACGATGACGGTTGCGAATACGGCGGGCGTGAGTGAATCGAATTCTGTGGCCGTGATCACGCAGAAGATGACGCGGAACGGCGTGCTGCTTCGCTCGTGGCTGCTGGAAAAACGATTCCTTGATATTTCAAAGTTTCAGAATTTTCGAGGGATGCGTGTTGGCGGGGCGCAACTGCAAGTCCAGAGTAAGGCACAAGTGACCGGCTCGATTTCGTTCCTCGGTGCGCAGGGCATTCCGAGTGCCACGACAATCGGGAACGCATCGAGCACGGCGAAGAGTACTGATAAGGTCATCAATGCGTCCTCGAATATTGGGTCATTGACTGAGGGCGGATCGGCAATGGGCTCGTTTGTGAAATCACTAGCCTTGAATATCAACCCGAATTTGCGGACACAAGATATTATTGGCAGCAAATTCCCTGGCGGAATTGGCGCGGGATCGGTTGCGGTCGAGGGAACGATTGAGGTGTATTTTGAAGACATCACCTTGATGCAGAAAGAATACGATCACACTCAAACGTCGTTTTCATTCCGTCTTACCGATCCTGCGGGGAAGGTAATGGTGGTGACGCTGCCGGCTCTTGAGTTGTCGGATGGCAGTCCGATTGCGGGCGGGAAAGATAGCGATGTGATGATGAGCTATAAGTTGAATTGCCATTACGATCCGACGACATTGTGTACGGTTCAGTTTGACTTCATTTAAGAGGGGTGTGAGACATGGATCTGAGAAAGACATTTAAAACCAGCAAGCAGAAAGAAACCGAAGGCGTTTGGGTCAACCTTGATGATAGCGGGGCCAAGCTCAAGATCGCGCGGGCGGGGAATCCGAATTATAAAGCCGCGCAGCAGAAGAAAATGGCACGGTACAAATTGGCCGCGCGATCGAAAACTATTCCCGATTCCGCGTGGGATGAAATTTTCAATGAACTGATTGCGGAAACGATTTTGCTGGATTGGGATGGGATTACGGAGAACGGGCAAAAGGTTCCGTACTCGCAAGAGGCCGCGCTGCAGGCGTTATCTGATTTGAAAGATTTTCGCGAGATCGTGATGGGCTTCGCGGATGATATGACGAATTTCAAGGATGAGCTTGACGAGGGCATTGAAAAAAACTAACTGAGGCCCTGAGGTGGTGGGATACTTGGGGCCAGGAAAGTGAATTCCTTGAAGGCATTTATGAAGATACAGGGCGGATGCCGCCGGCACTCGAAGCCAGACCCGTTCTCGATCATGAAGAAATCCTGTATTGGGAAATTTATCAAGAGTTACATAATGGGCGTGGGACAAACGGGTTTGGGCATGCGGCCTTGGCGTTTCGCGACATTATCGAAATGGCCAATATCTATGGCCTGGATACGGCTGAACAGCGGCTCGATCTTTTGCGTGTCATCCGCGCGATGGATCGTGAATTTTTCCTTCTTGCGTCCGATAAGGTGAAAGAACAAGCCGATGGCGGAATCAAGACTTGACGTTGTTATCAATCCAACGCGGGCACAGTCCGGTGCGCGAGCCGTTAAGAGTTCATTGGACTCACTCAAAACGAGTTGGATTGAATTGACCGCGAAAATTTTTCTCGCGGAACAAGCGGTGACGCGCGCATGGAAAGCGGCAACCGCAGGCGCAGATTTCGAGGAGTCGCTTGACCGGCTTAATATCCAAATGTCTCGGTATCATTCGACGGCACAAATCATGATTAATGATTTGAAAAACGTCTCGAATGGGCAGCTATCGAATGCAAATGCTGCCCAGCTGGCGAGCCGTGCGTTGATGGAGGGGTTGAACCCAGATCAGGTCAAGACGTTTACGCAAGCCGCCGATCTCCTCGGCGATGTGATGGGAACGGATTTGAAAACGGCGTTTGATTCGATCCTCCAGGGGCTGGCTACGGGGAAGACGAAGATGCTGGCAAATATCGGGGTGTATGTTGACTTAGAAAAGGAAACGAAAAAGCTGGCCTTGGCGACGAATCGCACAGTAGATGAGATCACAAAAGAAGAGAAAGCCGCGATTGGCGCGCGAGCCGCGATTGAAATGCTTGATAAGCGCATGAGCCAATTTGCCAGTAGCATGCCAAGTGAAGCTGATAAGCTGAAGGCCATGGAGGCGCGGTTCGACGACCTCGTGCTCAAGGCCCAGCGGTTTGCAAAGACTATCATCGTGGAGGTTGTTGATGCGCTCGAACGCTTGGACAAGTGGGTCGAGGAGCACAACCCGTTTGCGAAAGCGAATAAAGCCTTGCGTGCTGCTACGCCAGGCAATATCGATAGCCCAAAGACCCAAGAAATTCTTGGCCGCGCAATTGTTGAAGATACGAAAGCGAATGTGAAGCGGCGGCAAGAGTTTGATGCCGAGTTACGAAAAGCTGCTGCCAACCGTCCGATGGATCCGAAGCTGCGCATGATTAACGCAGAAGGGCAGCACGATCGGAACAATCAGCAAATCGACTTCCGCGTGAACGTGCGGAACGATGAGCTTGACAGCGCACTCACCCATCAACGCAATTATGTTGAAGAGTCGTTGCTGTTAGGGTCGGAATTGCTTAAGCGTGAAAAGAAAATTGGATTGGATCGAATTAAAGTGCAGGTCGATGCCATTAACGCGAAGATCGCGGAGGAAAAACGCTTCCATAAGGAAACCATCGGCTTTGCTGACACGACCGAAGCGAAATTCAACGCGGAACAGAAGTTTCAAACGAAGATGGCCGAGTTGGAAAATCAGAAATCTCTGTTAAGTGAAAAAGAACATGTTGCGCGATTTGATTTTAATTCGCAAATTCGATCATCAGAGTTACGGGAAGAGGAAGAGAAGGGGAGACGCATTGTCGAATCCCTTTCCTCAACGTACAATATCGAACAAGACTTGCGCCATAAAAGCCCTGAGGACTTTACATTTTTGCATTTTCACGGAATCACCTTTGTCTTAAAGTAACCGGCGGCGCCATCACCGCCGGTCACCGACCACTCAGTTGGTCAGGTCAACGTCTAGGTCGTGGACGAAGAGTAGGAGAAGGCAAACGGCCGTCTCACGCCCACGTCCAGCGAGTACATCGCGCGAACGCCGATGATGCCCGCTTGGAAGTTCGCATACGGGTTCACTTCAACTTCCAACACGCCCCATTCCCCAACCACAACTTCCTGCCAATCGCCGAAGAGCAAAGACGCCGACGGCATCTGATTCGAGGACATCCCAGGGAAGCCGCACACGCTTCCGTTCCAGATGTTCCCATCCCACAGCGGGGTGGCCGTGTTCGCGAACTTCACACGCCCCATCATAATCGCGGCCACCAGCGGGGTGGTCACATATCCGCCGGACACCGGCACGACGTTCGACGCGGCCACGTCAGTTTGAAACTCCAACGTCTTGGCATAATCGATCGAGGTACCAGTGACGCTTCCGATGCCAGGGGTCTGAATAATTCCAGTCGGCTGGCCCGCCGATCCAGAGCCATTCAGCACCGACAAGTCCGCCGCGATCGCGACCACAGAGGCGAGGTCATCGGTGACGATTCCTTCGACACTTGGGCTCGACTGCAGCAAGAGCAAGCGGCTGATCTCCGTATACGCCGCCACCGTTTTCGGGGTCAGCGACATCTGCGTGAAGGCCTGTTTGCTTTCGGTGGCCGTAGACGCCTCGTTGGCCAACCAAATCGGCGTAGCCGCGCCAGTCTGCCGAGGCACGGTCACGTTCCCCGTCAAGCCCGACAACCGCCGCACGCCCATCTGGAATGCCACGGAACGGTTCCGAAGAATTTCAATGAAGCCCATATTCTCCGTGCCAACCAAATATCCGCCATCCCCGACCGTCCCAACGGTGAGATCGCGCCGACCCATCCCGCGTTGCGCAGGCTGAACCGGAACCAACCGCTGCAGCACTTCAAACGGCACCAAAAACTTCAACGGATCAGGCGCACGGTTCGTCCGCTTCGCGATTTCTCGCGAACACTCCAACTCAAACTGTGCATCCTTCCAATCCTTATCGGCACACGCGCGGATCGCGCGCGCCAACGAGAACTGCTCCACCTGTTTCGGAGTCAGCCCCAACTTCGCC